AATGGTACCAAGCACTAGGATCACGGAAAAGACGATTAGTAATTATACGACCACGTATAGTAGAGCTATCTCTAACAATCCAATCAATAGCCCCACCCGATGTGATGTATGCAAAAGTATCCTCTGCGGCGGTTGCTCCACTGCCAAATATTGCACTGCCAGAAGCAGTATCAACACTATATTTAACCCAAGTACTGATAGTCCACGTCTTACGATTGCTGGCACTACCGGGAGTACGGGTTAAATAAGCAGAATCATTGTCATTAAACCGGATCGACTGATCAATCTCGTAGCCACTTGCCTGACCTGCTGCACCTAAAAGAAGATTGTTACTAAATACCATGTTATTATTTTATATCTAATGTTGCTATAGCTTGAACTGCAGTAGAAGTATACACTATATAATCTATTCTATCAACTGCTGCTGCTGCAGTACTTAAAGTAGGTGCTGTTCCGGCAGCAAATTCCCAATTAGCTTCATAACTTAGTGTACGTCCTCCTGTACCATCTTGAATTATAAAAGCTGATCCTGTTTGACCCGGTACACAATTAGTAGGATTACCAAGTGTTCTATTTCCTCCTAACTGTACTGCAAAGTTTTGACCCGTATTAAAGTCTACAGCAATAGTAGCACCATCAGTTAAGCTAACAATATCTGCAACTGCTGCTGTACCAATGTGTAATTGTTTACCTAGTAAAGTATCAACTCCTATAGCAACAGCACTTACATAAAAATCTGTTCCTGATACTATACCAGTTAGTGTACCACCAGCTAACGGAAGTCTAGTAGCAATACTTGTTGCCATTGTAGCGGAAAGAGCTACGGCATAGTCACTAACAGAAGTAATTCTAGTATTAGCTGTTCCAATGCTTGTTGCCATAGTTGCTGAAAGAGCTACAGCATAGTCACTAACAGAAGTAATTCTGGTATTAGAATTACCTATACTAGTTGCCATTGTAGCACTTACTGCAGCTAGTTCAGCATCAGTAGCAAAACCTGAACCATCACCTATAACACTATTAATAGATGTTATTGCGTTTGTATTGGTTGTTATATTAGTATTAGAATTACCTATACTTGTAGCTAATGTAGCTGAAAGAGCTACAGCAAAATCACTAACAGAAGTAATACGTGTATTAGCAGTTCCAATACTTGTTGCCATAGTAGCTGAAAGAGCTACAGCAAAATCACTAACAGAAGTAATACGTGTGTTACTATTATTAATACTTGTAGCTAATGTAGCACTTACCGCAGCTAGTTCAGCATCAGTAGCAAAACCTGAACCATCCCCAATAACGGCATTAATAGATGTTATAGCATCAAGATTAGTCTTTGTTAATACAGATACTGCAGCAACTTCAGTTACATTTGCTGCTGAAACTCCTGCCATAAGAAGCTCATCAGCATCAATATTAGTTGCTGAAACAATACCAAAAGATTGATTAGTATTTATATTAACTGTACCACTAACAGGTATAGTAGCTGAAGTTACTCCATTAACAGTAAAATTAATTCCTGTTCCCGCAGTAATAAATTTCATTGTACCACCTTCAGCAGAAGGTACATTAGTTAGTCCTGAACCATCGCCAACAAAGAAAGCTGCTGATACAGTATCCGCAAAAGTTGCTGAAGTAGCTTTAATACCTGCAAGAGAAACTGTAATACCTGTTGTACTAAGAGCAATTGTAGGATCACCTTCAGTACCATCAGCATTACCAATAGTAATACCTGTTCCAGCAACTAAACTACGTCCGTATACATTACCAGCACTTACAGCAACTAATCCTGTAGCACCTGTTAGGTCTGCTACTGCATTAAGAGTAGAAGCTGAGGCTGTTAAAGTTACTCCACTAAGTTGAAAAGTACCGTTAATATTTACTGCACTATCACTTAATTGTAATGGTGAATTAGTAGCATCACCATCTTGTACGGTTTGTAAAGTACCTCCTAATCCTACATTACCACTACCTACTTGAAGTAGTTGTTTATAAGTATTAGCAATTTGTGTTCCAGTAAGTGATGCCATTATATTGTGTTCCAATAACTGTCTGTGTCTTCCCAAAGCGATGAAGCATTCTGCCAATCAATATTGCGATCATTATTAAGTTCTGGTCGTGGATTGCGAATTGCTGGATTGTCTCTCACATTAGGTATACTATTTTGTGGATGGTTCTTTAAATCAAAAGCACCTTCATAATCTGTAGGGCAAATAAGCATGCCATAGCTATTTAATTTCATAACACGATGTGGATATCTAAAACCACATGTATCACATATTGCTAATGCTCTTCTGTTACTTGCCATTATTCCTAAACTCTATTTAAATTAGGTACGATACGCAAACTTGCTCTTTCTCTATCTTCATCCATTGCTCTTGCTAGACGTTCTTCATATTCAGCTTTAAGAAACTGTATACGTCCTCCTTCAACACCGGGTCGTTTCATTGACATAAAGTATGATAGTCCTGCTGTAAGGCATGGATAAAAACGTCTTGATATATCTGCAGTTTGTATTGCTGATTTATTTACATCTTGAGTATAACGTACTTGTTCAATTTTTAAAAGGTCTGTTGTATTTTCAGGAATAGGCCATAAATACATAACAGGATTATTTCTATTACGTCTAATAGCATATTGAGATGGACGACCTGTTTGACCCTTACGTGGAATTTTAAGATATTCTTCCATTGTAATACGTTCTAGTTGAAGATCAGTATCGTCACGATTAAGAACAACTTCAAGAACATCTACAGTACTATCAGCAAGTTCATAAGCAGTTACACTAGTAGATACAGAAACTGTAGTTGTGTTTGCAGTCCAAAGAAGTACACCTCTATTTTGCCAATCTTGAAGTAAGAGGTTAATAGAACGACGAGCAGACTTAGGTTCATGTCCTAGTGTCTGCTCACCACCAATCATTTCTATTGCTTCTTGAATAACTTCGTCAATATCCATTGAGAAGTTATATGTACCTGAAGTAGTCATTATACTCTAAACCTTCTTGTTTTTCGTGCTATCTTCTTTGGCTGCTTCACGAACTGCTTCCCTGCAGCAGTCCCTTTTCTCTTTGCTCTGGTGGTCGCTGCATATTCCTTTGACGACAGGGATTTGATTGCTTTCTCCGGTAAATATCTTTCTCCCGTTTTGCCAGATGGTTTTCCCGATTTGGTTTTCCATTTTTGCTTGCTCCACTTTGAAAGTTTATTAGTAGACTTTTTCTTACCGCTATAAGTTCCACCAGAATCTTTGTAATACTTAACAGCAAGCTGCATAGCTCTGGCAGAGTGCTTACCACCCATCTTACGCTTTGCTCTAGCTTTTGCCGCTGCCCATTTTTTAGGATCACGTTTAGTAGCTGTACCTTTAGTAGCCATATTCTATTATTTCCTTTAAGGACGACGAGCTTTTTTCTTTTTAGTTTTTGCCTTCTTTTTCTTTTTAGCAGGTGGTTTAATTACTTGCTGACTAATATTTGAACGTCCTATAGCCATCTTATTTCTTTTTAACCATAGCTATAGACATTGCTTTACCCGCTTTATTTTTAGCTGTTGTAGATAAATCTTTAAAATGATAAACTTTTTTAGAATTTTTAGTATGTGTCTTACCTGAATGAATAGAGCCATCAGGCATTTTATGTACTTCTCTTTTATAAAATTTACCATCCTTAGTAAAATGTAACATTCCTTTAGCCATAATTAACACCTCCACCGCTTACGTGCTTGCCTTAAACGACTATTAGGATTTTTAGCTGCTTTAGGAAACTTTTTCATTTGTCCTGCTGATCTAGCACAATACGACTTACGCCTTGCTGCTCTTTTACCTGTAGGTTTCTTTTCAGTTACAGCAGTTTGAAGTTTAGAACCGGGATTTTTCCTACGATACTTAGCAACTCCCTTTTTTGTCATTCCTGCACCAGATTTAGTAGGACGTTTGTCACCACTTTTGATGCTCATGCCCTTCATGCCAGTGCCTTTACGTTTTCGTACAGCCATTAATGTAACCTCAATAGTTCTTTAACTTTTGTTCCTTTAACGCTACAATTACTTTCCCATTAGTGCTTTTACTGCTTTATTGCATCGCACAGTAATACATTTTAAAGTACGAATAACTACGTGAGCAGGACAAATTTTACAATCACAATGCATTATTTCATCACCTTTCCACCGCCACGTTGGGCAGCACCACACCCACGACCCAGG